GAGAAAAAGGCCCAGAATTATTTGTTCCAGGTTCTAGCGGTAATATCGTTCCAAATCATGCAATGGGAGGAGCAAATGTAGTTGTTAATGTAGATGCTTCTGGTTCGTCAGTTGAAGGAGATGGAGGACAAGCTGAACAACTTGGAAGTATGCTGGCAGCAGCAGTTCAAGCTGAGATTGTTAATCAACAACGACCTGGAGGGCTTTTAGCTCGTAGATAATGGCAACATTTCCATCAATCACTCCTTCATATGGAGTAAACCAAAAAAATAACCCTAAAACCCGTGTCAGTAGCATGGGTGATGGGTATGAAATCAGAGTAAAGGTGGGCCTGAATCAGAGTCCAAAACAATGGGCTTTACGTTGGCAAAATATTAGTGAAACCGATGCAGATACAATTTCTGCATTTTTAGATGACAGAGCTTCAGATGGCGCAAGCTTTACTTGGACACCTCCCGACACTACAACTTCTTATAAATGGGTGTGCGATAGTTGGACAAAATCAATACCTTACCTAAACCGAGCTACTATAAGTGCAACATTTAGACAGGTCTTTGAAGCATGAGTACCATTGTCACTAGAGCTGGCAAAGGCTCACCATTAACTCATACAGAAGTTGATGCTAATTTCACAAATTTAAACACTGATAAAGCTGGTTATATTACTGGTGATGGTGGAACACAAACGCAAAGTACTTCAAAATCGACTGGGGTTACTTTAAGTAAAAAGTGTGGAACGATTACGATGCATAATGCTGCTTTAGCGGCTGATGCCATTGTTTCTTTTACCCTTACAAATACAACAATTGCGGCAACTGATATTGTTGTATTGAATCATGCCTCTGCTGGTACAGCAGGAAAGTATGTTTTAAATGCAGCAGCAGCAGCAGGTTCAGCAGTTATTACTGTTACTAACATTTCATCAGGATCATTGAGTGAAGCAATTGTTATTCGTTTCGCTGTTATTAAAGCTGTAACTGCATAAACCAATGCTGTATTGCGTTGTTAATTATTGGGTCGCTGACTACGCAGAAGGCGAAGGTGGTTTTAACTTACAGCAGACCTTACAGGATGCTGATGGTAAAACAATTGTAGAATTGTTTGATTTTGAATTAAACACGGCCCAACACGGAGAAACAACTATTTATAGATTTACGAATACGAAGAATGAATTAGGTAACGATATTGTTTGGCAAGGGAATACTTACACAGCAATACCTTTAAAGGCAGAAGGCTATGAAGCTAATAGTCAAGGAACCTTACCCAGACCAAACATTTCTGTATCTAATTTACTTGGTACATTTACAAGCCTTATTGCTTTATTGCCGGATGGATTAGAGGGATGCAAAGTAACAAGAACTCGGACTCTATCTAAGTATTTAGATGCTGTTAATTTTACTGGTGGATCAAATAGTGATGCCGATCCAACAAGTTACTTCAGACCTAGAGATATTTATTTCATAGATCGAAAATCAATGGAGAATAGAGATATTGTTTCATACGAAATGTGTAGTGCTTTTGATTTGGCTGGAGTAAGATTACCAAAACGACAGATATTACCTGATGACTTCCCTGGAGTCGGTACGTTCAGTTATTAACTGGAAACATACAGCATTAGAAGCAGCAAAAGAAGCTGATCCAAAGGAATCTTGTGGCCTTTTGTTATTAGTTAAAGGCAAGAAGAAATATTGGCCTTGTAAAAATGTTGCTAAACATCCTGAACAGATGTTTCAGATTGCTGCAATCGATTACGCAAGAGCAGAAGAACGAGGAGAAATTCTAGCTGTTGTTCATAGCCATCCTATATCTGCTCCAGAACCGTCTGAGGCAGACAAAGTTGCTGCTAGTAAAGGAAAGATCCCGTGGTATATCGTTAATCCTAGAATGGAGAAATGGAGTACATACAATCCTTCTGGAGTTTATATCTCACCCTTGTTATCGAGGCAATGGGTTTGGGCGGTGCAAGATTGTTGGACTCTCGCACGAGATTGGTACCAACAGGAAGGGTTAGAGTTAAGAGATTGGGATAGACCAGACGATCCAGAGCAATTTATCAAAGCACCTATGTTTGATGGAGCGTATGAAGCAACAGGATTCAGGTTGTTAAAAGATGAGAAATTAATGAAAGGAGATTTGTTATTAATGTCGATTGGATCATCTGGATTAAACCATTGTGCTGTGTATTTAGGAGATGGAAATGTATTGCATCATCTTCAAAATCGTTTGAGTTGTAGAGATTGTTATGGAGATTGGTTACAATCAAGTACAGGTAAGAAATTAAGGCATGAGAACAGTAAAGCTATATGGGGAACTGGCTGAATTTACAGGCAGGAAAGAGATTGTTGCTGATATAGCTGATGCAGCAGAAAGCATAAGGATGTTAGTGGCTAACTTTGCAGGATTAGATCGTCACATGGCAGAACGAGAATATGTTGTATGTGTAGGGAATACATCAATAGGACTAAATGAATTAAATGATCCTATTGGTAAGGAAGATATATTTATCACACCTGTTATTGCTGGAGCTGGAGGAAATACGGGAAAGATACTTTTAGGAATAGCTTTGGTTGCTACTGCTGTTTTCCTGCCAGGATCTCTTGGTTTTACAACCGGTGCGTTCGCAGCATTTGGTTCGCAAGCAGGGGCAGGGTGGGCTACTATGGCAATGTTTAATATTGGTGCTTCTTTAGTATTAAGTGGGATTGCAGGATTATTAACCCCTACTCCTGATACACCTAAAGATACGGAAGACCCAAGAAATTCTTTTAACTTTAGCGGGATTACTAATACAAATGCTGCTGGTGTTCCTGTCCCTATTGTTTTGGGACGTACAATAACAGGAAGCGTTGTTGTCAGCGCAGGTATTGATACCGTTCAGGTAGACACATGACTACAACAATTATTGGTGCTGGTGGTGGTGGTAAAGGTGATGATGGTAGTAAGAGGACTCCAAAAACAGCTAGAGATAGTTTAGATAGTAGAGAGTTCGCCAATATAACTGAGGTTATAGCTGAAGGCCCAATCGAAGGTCTTGCTAATGATCTTCAATCTGTGTTTTTAAATGATACTGCTCTACAAAATGCTGATGGAACGTATAATTTTCAAGATGTTGATGTATATAAAAGGACTGGAACCGCAACTCAATCGACAATCCCATTAAGTTCTTCTCAAACGACATTAACTTCTACTGCTGTTAATGTTCCTGTTACTAAAGAATTTCCTGTCGTAAGAACTATATCTGACACAAGTGTTGATGCTGTTAGAATTACAATTAGTTGTCCTAGTTTACAACGAGTAAATAATGAAAACGGAGACACGTTAGGGACAGAATTTCGATTAAAAATATCTATAAAATATACAAATATATCAACAGGAAATGAAACAGCTTACAATGAAGTTATTGATGATGAAGTAAGAGGAAGAACAGCAGATCCTTATAATAGACAGTATGAAGTACGTTTTCAAAAAGGTGCGGGTGAGATAGGAGAAAATTCAACTTATACTCTAAAAGTTACAAGAGTCACTGATGATAGTGATAGTCAGTTATTATCAAATTCTTTTAGTTGGACTTCATACGTTACTGTTAAATATAATCCTCAAGCTTATGCTAATAGTGCATTAATTGGCCTAAGATTAGATGCACAACAATTCAGTTCAATTCCTTCAAGAAAATATGATATAAAAGGTTTAAAAGTACAGATACCAACTGGAGTCACGGTTGATAATGAGTCAGGAAGAATAATTTATCCAACTAACTTTGTATGGGATGGAACTTTCCAAGCTGCTGTATGGACATCATGTCCTAGTTGGTTGTTATATGCGTTGATGTTGAATACTAGGTTTGGACTTGGTGATCATTTTGATAGTTCACAATTAGATAAATGGGCGTTTTTTCGTGCCAGTAAATATGCTAATGAAGAAGTTGAATATACATTGGATGGAGTAACAACAAAAGAGGCAAGATTTAGTTGCAATGCAACAATTAATTCAACAGATGAAGCTTATAACGTAATCAATCAACTTCTTTCTGTGATGAGAAGTCAAGGTTTTTGGGAAGATGGAAGTTTGACTATTGCTCAAGATTCACCTTCTGATCCTGTTTATAATTTCAACCAAAGCAATGTAACTGAAGAAGGTTTTTCTTATACAAACTCCAGCAATAAAAACAAACCAACAGTTATTGTTGTTGCTTATTTAGATTTAGTTTTAAAAGATAAGGCGTATGAAGTTGTAAAAGATACTGCTGCGATTGCAAAGAGAGGAGTTGTAAAAAAGAGTGTTACTGCCTTTGCGTGTACCAGTAGGGCGCAAGCTAATAGATTAGGTAAGTGGCTTTTATATGAGGAAAATAATAGTGAGGTTATTGCTTTTACTTCTAATTTAGTTACAGCTCAACTATTAAAACCTGGACAAATTATTTCTGTTGCTGATCCAGTAAAAGCAGGTTCAAGAAGAGCAGGGAGAATTAGCTCTGCAACAATTAATTCAATTGTGATAGATGACAAAGGAGATACTAGTGATATTCCTTTAGAAAACACTCCTACTTTAAGTGTCGTCTTATCTGATGGAACTTTTGATAGAGATCATGCAATTACAAGTGTTGATTATACATATTGTGTTACTGATTATTGGGTTACAAATTACACCTCTGATTCAGGTAAAATTACGATTGAAGATACTTTCCAAGCAATACCAGAGGCTAATAGTGTTTGGGTTGTAGAAAGTACAGATTTGCAAACTTCTTTTTGGAGAGTTTTAGGAATAAAAGAAGAAGGAGAATTTCTTTATACGATTGAAGCTATTTCTCATAACACTAGTAAGTATGCACATATTGAAGAAGATATTGCTTTAACTCACAGAGATATTACAAACTTAAATGTTATACCTGCTGCTCCTTCTAATGTTCAAGTTTTAGATGTTCCACGTTATGACGGGACTACAACTAAAGAACTTCAATATGAATTAAATGGTAGGATTTCTATTAAGATTACATTTCACTGGGCAGGTGTCTCAGGGGCAGATCGTTATAGAGTAAAATGGAGACATGAAGATGATAACTTCACGACACAAACAGTTAATGGTACAACTTTAGATTTAGTAGATGTAAAAGTTGGGACTTATGTTGTTCAAGTTTCAAGTATTAGTTCTAGTGGCTTATTATTTAGCGCACCCGCTATAGGTGAATATGATGTTAGAGGATTACAAGGAGAACCAGATGATATTGTAGGGTTATCAATGGTTCCAATATCTGAGACTTTAGCAGTTTTATCTTGGAAAGAAATTGCACAATTAGATGTTAAATTAGGTGGTCGAATTATTATCAGGCATGACCCTAGAACATCGGGTGCTACATGGTTAACAAGCAATAAAATTGTTGACGGTGTTTCGGGTGCTTCGACCCAGAAGCAAGTTCCTTTATTAGCTGGAACGTATTTTGTTAAAGCTCAAGATTATTTAGGTAATAAATCAGTTAATCCTGCTTCATTTGTTACAAGTTTACCCGAAACGACAAGACGATTAAATATCAAGACATGGAGTGAAGAAACTGCTTTCTCTGGTGGAAAAGTTAATAGTGGTTTAGCCAAGTCAGGTAATAATTTAGTTTTAACCCCTAATCCTTATGTGGCATCTGGATACCATGATCCGTTTTATGCAGATGGAGATGAAGAGGGAGAATATACATTTGCTACAACTTTCGACTTCGGACATTCTGGTGTTCAATACGACGCTGTTTTAAGGAAAGAAGTTATTAGTAATTCTATTGCAGCTACGGGTGCAGCTTGGGATTCAAGAAGTGGTTTATTTGATGCAGCATCAGGAAAAATGGACGGAGATGTTATTGATGAAGCGAATGTAGATTTATTTGTCCGGACCACTTCTGACGATCCAAGTTCGTCTCCTACATGGGGAGATTGGGCAGAGTTTGAAGCTGCGATTATTAGAGCAAGAGGTGTTCAAGTTAAAGCTGCTATTACTTCAACTAATACAGATGCAAAAGTAACAATTAGTGATCTTGGTGCGACATTAGATCTTTTACAGAGAACAGATAGTGCTTCTGTTGCTGCTAACACTTCTGCTTCAACTGGGGTTTACAACGTGACATTTGAAAAAGCTTTTTATGATACTCCACAAGTTCAAATCACTCCAAACACTTCTAGTACTACTTTGCATGTAAGTATTTCTAGTTTAAGTAGAACAGGTTTTACCGCAACATTCAATAATGGGAGTAATGTAGATACAGCATTTATGTACACTGTGACAGGATTCGGGAGGGCCATCTAATGCCACAAGCAAACCCATCAGGAGGAGCAAATTCTGAGCGTTTAGAAAATGTCACCTTTCCACAGGCAAGGATTGATATAAATGACAATCTTGAGGCTCTGCAAACATTAAATAGTGGAAATAGCGAGCCATCAACTAAAGCTGCATTTATGCAGTGGCTTGATACCTCTGCTGATCCAGCAATATTAAAAGTAAGAAATGCTGCTAATAGTTCTTGGGTCGAAGTAGGTTCTTTAAGTTCTACTTTATTTAAATCTTTAGGAGTAACTGAGATTGCTAATGGGGGAACAGGACAAACAACAGCCGCTACAGCAATAGCAGCACTACTTCCAGCTCAAGCTAATAATTCAGGAAAAGTTTTAACAACAGACGGAAGTGCTTTAAGTTGGGGTGGTGGAGTTTCGTTTGCAAGAGTTTGGGATCAAAAGAGCCAAGGTACAAGTGGAGGTACTAGCCCTTCAGGTGGCTCTTGGGTTACAAGAGATTTAACTACTACTCAAGGATCTTCTTGGCTTACCTTATCCAGTAATCAATTTACGCTTGTAGGTGCTGGAACGTATTTTATTAAATTCAATTCACCTGGTTTTGAGATCATGCAAATGAGATCAAGATTGTATGATGTTACAAACTCAGAGGCACTTGCGTTAGGTGATTCTCGATATTCGCAAGAAGGTGGATGGGAGCAAAATATTTATAGTGGAGGATCTTATGTTGCGACTCAAACGGGTAATGTAACGTATGAAATTCAAATGAAATGGCAACAGAGTAGTAGTCTGTCTAATGGTTTAGGTTATCCAACAAATATAGATTTAGAAGTCTACACAACAGTTGAAGTCATTAAAACATCTTAAGTCTTGATATACTTAGGGCAAAGGTAACAAGCTTATGGCAATAGCACCTGGAACGTATGACATGACGATCCAACGAAGATCGGATCATAGTGTGTCTGTCACATTGAAAGACTCAGGAGGTAGTGCGGTAAATCTTACGGGATATTCAATTGCAAGTCAGATCTGGGATTCTGGACGTACTACTAAAGCTGCTGATGCTACTTGTGCAATAACAAGTGCAGCTAATGGGACATGGACTTGGACACTTACAGATACTCAAACGACTACGTTTGCTGCTGATGAATATAAATATGATGTGTTATTAACTAATGGATCGGGGCTGAAAGAATACTGGATAGAAGGTACTATTTATATGGATGAAGGATACACTGCATGACTAGCGTAAACATCACAACCAATAAAAATACCGTAACTGTTAATGAGGACAACAGTTCAATTATTACGGTCTCAACTCAAGGACCACAAGGAGCAACGGGTGCTGCTGGTCCTGCTGGTGGCATAACCGTTAGTGATTCAGCTAAAGTAGATAAAAGCGTTATTTATTACGACTCTTCGTCTGGTCAATACAAGGCTGACGCAACTTGGACAACTAGCACACTGGTCTTTGGAGGCTCCTTTTAATCATGGCTAACACAATTCGGATTAAGAAAAGAGCTTCGTCAGGCTCAACTGGTGCGCCTTCTACTTTGGCTCCTTCAGAGTTAGCTTTTAACGAAAATACAAGTGATTTAAAACTTTATTATGGCTATGGGGATAATGGCTCTGGTGAAGCAAGTTCAATTATTGCTGTTGGTGGATCTGGAGCGTTTTTCAATAAGACCGATACAAGAACTGCAAATACTATTCTTAGTGGTCCAACGACAGGAAGTGCTGCTGCTCCAACATTTAGAGCATTAGTTGTTGCTGATATTCCAACGTTAACGGCATCGAAGGTTAGTGATTTTGATACACAGGTAAGGACAAGCAGATTAGATCAGATGGCAGCAGCTACGGCAGTCGTTTCAGGTGTTACTCCCACTGCTGATGCTCATTTTGCGACAAAAGGATATGTAGACAGTACAGCTCAAGGATTAGACGTTAAGGATTCAGTAAAAGTTGCCACGACTGCAAACGGTACACTTGCTTCTGCTTTTGCTAATGGTCAAACAGTTGATGGGGTAACGCTTGCAACAAATGATCGAATATTAATTAAAGATCAGAGTAGTGCCTCGGAGAATGGTCTTTATAAAGTCAATGCTTCAGGCGCACCAACAAGAACAGACGATATGGCATCAGGAAGTGATGCTGCTGGTGCATTTACATTTATAGAACAAGGTTCAACTTATGCAGATGTTGGTTTTGTTTGTAGTTCTAATAAGGGAAGTGCAGTTGTAGGGACAAACAATCTTACTTTCACTCAATTCTCTGGAGTATCTGGTGTAACGGCTGGTAATGGTCTTGATAAATCTGGGAACGAAATAAGCCTTGATCTTAAAGCAAATGGTGGATTAGTTATTGAATCAACAGAAGCTTGTGTCGATTTATCTGCAAGTTCAATCACTGGAACGCTTGCAATAGGAGATGGAGGAACAGGAGCAACATCAGCTAGTGCGGCAAGAACGGCACTTGGTTTGGCTGTCGGTTCAGACATCGTTGCATACGCAGCAGACTTAAACACCCTTAGTTCTTGTCAATCTGGAGGCGCAGCAGCATTAGCGGCCCTTACCTCAACAGAGATTGCAATTCTTGATGGTGCAACAGTTACAACTGCTGAATTAAACCTTTTAGATGGTGTAACAGCTACCACAACAGAATTGAACTATGTAGATGGTGTTACCTCTGCAATTCAAACTCAGCTAGACGCAAAACAAGCTTTAGATGCAGATTTAACAGCTTTATCTAGTTGTCAATCAGGTGGAGCTGCTGCTTTAGCTGCTTTAACTTCAACAGAAATTGAAATTCTTGACGGTGCAACCGTAACGACCACCGAATTAAATACATGTTGCGATGGTGGAACTTCAGCTACTTCAACAACACTTGCTGCGGCTGATCGTATGGTTGTAAATGATAACGGTACGATGGTTCAAGTTGCTTTATCTGATTTGGTTACGTTCTTAGAAAATGGTTCAGTATCAGGTTTTGAGTTAGATGGTGGCACCTATTAACTCTCCCTTTTTGTTCACCTAATTTAAAAGTAAAATGGCTAACACAATTAAGTTAAAGAGGGGAACGAGTACTCCATCAACGAGTGATATTTCCAGTGGTGAGGTTGCGGTAGATACTTCGGCTAAGAAGCTCTATATAAATGACTCTGGAACGATTAAAGAGATTGGCCCTGCTGCAACAACGATTAATAATAATGCGAATAATAGAATTATCACTGGATCTGGGACGGCTAATACTTTAGAAGCAGAAAGTTCCTTGACATGGAATGGTTCAACAATGACCTCAAGTGGGTCATTTGATGTTTCAAGTGGTGCAGGTATAAATCTTGCGTCTACAAACTATATAGTTTTAGATTCGGCTCAGATGATCAAGCTGAATTCTGAGCAAGGTACTGAGATTCAGGTTCCATCTCTTAGAATCAAGAATCAGGCTGATAACGAAACGATGGCTCTGTTCTCTCAGAATGGAGCTTGTTCGTTTTATTATGATGATGCAGTAAAGGCATCAACGGCAAGCGGCGGATTTACCGTAACTGGAACGTGTACGGCTACAGCGTTTGCTGGTGATGGTTCAGCTTTAACTGGAATATCTGCTGCCGGTACAGGTGAAAGTTATGTAAAATTAAACGTCTCTGGAGCGCTTTCTGATTCAGGAAGTAATTCATTTGCAGGTTATAACTCAGGAGCTGCTATAGCTAATGGAGCTACGGAGAATACTTTTTATGGATATTATGCTGGAAACAAAGTAACTACTGGAGATGCTAATACTTTCTTAGGTGCTGTATCTGGACAAGATGTAACAACGGGAAACAATAATACTGCAGTTGGACAAGATACTTTAAGAACACTTTCGACAGGTAGTGATAATACAGCCATAGGTCAAAATGCTCTTAGATTAAGTACTACTGCTATTAACAACACTGCAATAGGTAGTGTTGCTATGCAATACACGACTACAGGTCAACATAATACTGCGGTAGGTAGGTATTCTTTAACGAGCAATACAACTGCAAGTTTTAACGCAAGTTTAGGTTTTTCATCTTTATACGCTAATACAACTGGAGGTAATAACACAGGGTTAGGTGCTTATGCTCTTAACTCAAGCACAACTGCAAGTAATAATACATCAATTGGTTATTACTCTCTATATACAAATACAACAGGGCATAGCAATACAGCCGTTGGTGCTAATGCTTTAACAGCAAATACAACCGCAACTAATAATACAGCCGTAGGATTTGACGCTTTAAAAACTAATACAACAGGACAAGATAATGTAGCAGTTGGTATGTCACCTCTAAGAGCTAATACAACTGGAGGCAGCAACACAGCTATTAATTATGCTTTATACGCTAATACAACTGGTGCTAACAACGTAGGCGTTGGTACATATGCTCTAAACGCTAATACAACGGGAGCTAAAAATGTTGCTATTGGAAACTATGCTTTAGATTCTAATACTACTGCTGATGCTAATACAGCAGTTGGTTATGAGGCTTTAGCAGCATTAACTAGCACTGGGAATCGTAATGCAGCAGTTGGTTATCAAGCTTTAAAAGCTGCTACTACGGGTTGGGGAACTGTAGCTGTAGGACATAGTGCAGGACTAGCACAAACTACTGGTGACAATAACGTAGCAGTTGGTTATCAAGCTTTATTAACTAACGTAACTGGATGGGGAGTTACTGCTGTTGGATCTGATGCAGCCAAAGTAAGTACCGTAAATCACACTACTGCTTTTGGTTATTCGGCTTTAAAAGCAAATACAACAGGAGCTAGTAATACTGCTGTTGGATCTATGGCATTACTAGCCAATACCACTGGTCATTTCAATGTTGGTGTAGGTTATGAAGCTTTAAACGTTAATACAACTGGTAAAGAAAGTGTAGCTCTTGGTTACAAGGCTTTAACTGCTCTCACAACAAATGATGGATGTGTAGCTGTAGGATTTGAAGCTGGTTTAAAGACAACTGGTGCGAAAAATACTCTTGTAGGGAGTGAAGCTTGTAAAGAGATAACTTCAGGAGCATCTAACGTAGCAATTGGTTGGAAAACTGGAGATACCTTAACAACAGGTGATAATAATATAGTAATTGGATCAACAGCAGAACCTAGCGCAGCAACAGTAGATAACGAAATAACTCTTGGTAATACCTCAATCACCAAATTTAGAATCCCAGGTCTGAACTTCAGTCTTAAAGATACAACTGCTACCGAAGATTATGTCTTAACCGTAGACGCTAATGGAGATTGTGGTTGGGAGGCTGCTGGTGGAGGAGCAGGTACTGGTGAAAGTTATGTCAGATTAGAAAATGCGTCTGGTACTGCTGCTGATAATGGGAGCAACACGATTGCAGGTTATGAGTCAGGTGAAGCTATCTCTTCTGGATCAGATAATACTTTTTATGGTCAAAGAGCTGGTAAGGCTGTAACGACTGGAGATTGGAATACAGCTATTGGATCGGAAGCGTTAGAAGCAACTACAACAGGAAGAGGTCTTGTTGCTATTGGGATGAGGGCATTAGAAGCAAATACAACTGCGGATAATAATATAGCTATTGGATACGAGTCGCTAAAGGCTAATACAACTGGTACGGACAATATTTCCATTGGTGCTTATGGGTTACGGTACTGCACTACTGGTTTTAATAACACCTCAGTTGGGGGAGGACTAAATAATCTAACGACAGGAAGTAGATGTACAGTAATTGGCCCTGGTTCTGGTAATGCTATTACAACTGGTATTCATAACACTATTGTAGGGTCAAACAATGGTAATGCGATAACAACTGGAGGCCAGAATGTTGCTATTGGAGGTTATGCTCTAAACGCACTTACAACTGGCAATGATTGTACCGCAGTTGGAGCTTATGCTCTAAACGCTAATACAGCAACAGGAAATACAGCGTTTGGATCGGATGCGTTAAGAGCTAATACCAGTGGAAATTACAACACGGCTCTTGGTCAAAATACTTTCAAGGTAGCTACAACTGGAGTACAAAACACAGCAGCAGGTCATGGAGCAGGTACAGCCATAACGACTGGATCAGATAACGCAATATATGGATCGTTTGCTGGTGATGCTCAAACGACAGGAAGTCGTAGTGCTTTCTTTGGAAATAATGCAGGTGGTTCTATAACAACTGGAACAGACAATGTAGCTGTAGGAAATAATGCTTTATTAGGTTGTATAGAAGGTTTAAAAAATATAGCTATTGGTGCGTATGCTGCAGATGCTTGGACAGGTAGTGGCATAGTTGCTATTGGTCATCAATGTGCTACTGCTGCAACTACAGCTAACTATACAGTTGGAGTTGGTTATCAAGTATTTGAATATCTAACGACTGGTGATAATAACACTGCTGTAGGTTCTCAAGCTATGAACCGAGTAACCACAGGACATAGTAATACAGCTTTTGGGTCTAATGCTCTTATGTACACCCAAACGGCTCTTTACAACACTGCGGTTGGTTATAAATCAATGGGTAATGAAGCAGTTACTGGAAATAGTAATACAAGCGTTGGTTATTTTGCATTAAGACACTTAACTTCAGGAGCTGGAAATGTTGCTATTGGTGATCAAGCCTTATTAAATTGTTCAACGGGAGGTACTAACACAGCCGTTGGTTTTAATACATTACTGTCACTTACAACGGGAAGTAATAATACATGTGTTGGTGATAGAGCTGGAGATGCAATAACAACAGCAGAAGAGAATGTTGCTATTGGTAAATCTTCATTAGGTGCATGTACAACAGGTGGTAAGAATGTTGCAGTAGGTAAAGATTCTTTAAAGTCAAGTACAACAGGAACTAGAAACGTTGCGGTTGGTTCTTCTGCCTTACAATCCGCTACTACTGCCAACGATAACACTGCTGTAGGAGAGCAAGCTGGATATGCAACAACAACAGGTGATGAAAATACTTTTGTTGGTATTTATGCAGGTCTAGATAATACAACTGGAAGTCATAACACATCTCTTGGTAAAAATGCCCTGAAGGATAACACGACAGCAGATAACAATACTGCTGTTGGAATGAGTGCTTTAGTAACTAATACCACTGGATCATCTAACACAGCCGTTGGTTATTTTGCTCTTCTTTCAAACACAACTGGAAATTATAATACAGCCGTTGGTACTGAAGCTGGCAAGACCCAAACTACTGGACAAGACAATACATTTATTGGTTATAAATCTGGTTATTCAAATACAGGTGATGACAACACATTTGTTGGTAAAGAAGCTGGGCTGTCAAATACAAGTGGTGCAAGAAATACATTTGTTGGTAAGGATGCTGGTCATGCGACTACTACTGGAACTGACAACACTGCTATAGGTCTCGACGCAGGTGATTCAATTACTTCAGGAACACAGAATATTACTATTGGAAACAATGCAGGTGCAGCTTTAACAGCACAAAGCTGGAACGTGTATATAGGTAAAGATTGTGGTGATTCATCGACAGGTTACGGCAACATAGGTATAGGACATGATGCTGGTCGTACTCATAGTGGAAGCTATAACACTGTTGTAGGAAAAGCGGCAGGGTCTACTATTAGTGGAGAAGGTAATCTTGTACTTGGATACAATGCAGCTCCAAGTTCGGCTTCCGTCGATAATGAAATAACTTTAGGTAATGCAAATATCACAAAATTCAGAATACCTGGTCTTAGCTTTACTATTGACAGTACGGATATAAGTGCTGCTAATAATATTTTACCTTCAGCAAATAACAGCAAAAACTTAGGATCAAGTTCCTTACGTTGGGCAAACTTATATGTAAACGATATGCACTTCTCTAACGAGGGAAAATCAGGAGGAAATGATATTGATGGAACGACTGGAAACTGGACGCTCCAAGAAGGTGCAGATCATCTATATATAATTAACAACAAAACGGGTAAAAGGTATAAGATGGGATTACAGGAGGTGGATTAATGACTATTTATTTCGGTGATGGAACGAGCCAAGCTTCAGCAGGTATAACTACTGGAGGTAAAGTATTACAAGTAACAGCAGGTACTAAGACTTCAGCCGCATCATATAATACAAGTGGTAACTGGACTGATATAGGTTTATCTGAATCTATTACACCAAGTAGTTCTAGTCATAAGATATTAATCCGATGGTATATCGGTAAAGTAGCTAGTAATGACTGGTCTGGGGCAACTAGATTATTAAGAGGCTCTACTGTAATAGGTGCTGGTGATGCTGATGGTAACAGAACTCCGATTGGAACTTCATTTTCTAGAGCAGTTAATGATGATCACTGGGATGGTACATCGATGGTGTGGCTTGATAGTCCATCAACAACTTCATCAACTACTTATAAAATACAAGTAAATTCCACTTCAAATGCAACTATATATGTAAATAGAGGACACAGTGATGGTAACGATGCTGATGTTTATGCTGGGCGTTCTGCTTCTGCAATAATCTTATCGGAGATAGACTGATGGCTACAAATTATGATATGGACGCAATCCATAAAGCTTATCCATACCCTGCCGTATGCCGCATTGAATGTGGTGGGCCTGACGAAGGGGTATGGGATGCTGATGGTAACGCTGTTACATTAGATCAATCTAAAGTTGATGCAGCAAGAGTTGAATTAGATAAATTAAAATATAAAACAGCTAGAAGATTTGAATACCCAGAAATAACAGATCAGCTTGATATGATTTATCACGATCAAGTTAATGGTACAACAACCTTCAAAGATGCTATAAAAGCTGTCAAAGACGCACATCCGAAACCATAGTATTATTAGACTAACTTTTTAACAATCATGGCTGAACGTACTGCTGAAGAAGTTGCACAGGTTTTCTCTGCTGCTGGTGATTCCGTCACTCTGATCAATTCTGTTGCTGCTCAATCAACAATTACTGATGAGGACAAAGACACCCTCAAAAGGAATGTTGATCATTTAGAGATCATCAAGGCTTACAAAAAAGAAGATGGAACGACCTCTATCTGGACATCCGAATCTTTTACAGATATAGATGCAGCCGTTACACT